TTTGATGCCGCACTTGTTCCCAGTGTCGTTAAATCCGAATAGTTCAGTTCCGTTGCCGTTGAGGTTACCCCGTCAAGAATATTTAATTCTGCCGCCGTTGATGTTATATTCGTTCCACCGATATCAAGAGTAGTTAATGAAACTTCTCCTGCTACTGTTAAAAGACCATCAGCAAAAGTTAATAAATCTGTATCAGATGTATGACCAATGGTAGTGCCGTTAACATTTACATTATCAACTGTTAAAGTTGTTAAAGTACCAAGACTTGTTATGTTTGATTGTGCCGCAGTAGTTACTGTAGCCGCAGTACCGGAAGCGTTTCCTGTTACATCACCTGTAACATTTCCTTCTAGTGTTCCTACAAATCCTGTAGCAGTTACTTTACCCGTACTAGGATTATATGTTAATGTTCCGTCTGATTCTAACCCTAAATTACCACCATCAACATCTCCACCGGAAGTAAATATAAGTGCATTACTTTCGTCTGTAGATTCATTATCTGTTATAGTAACTGTTGTTGCTATAGCCGCAGTACCTGTTGTATTTTGATTAAGTGTTCCTACTGTAAAGTCTAATGTGTTATCAGCATCATCATATGCTACTGTAATACCAGATTCCGTATTAGAAGTGACCATAGCACCAACAGTATCAGCAATTGTTTCTGCTAAAGTTGTACCATCTATAGTAATTGCATCAGCTTCAAGTGTACCATCAATATCTACATTACCGGATATGTCCAGTTCTGTTGCAACAATTTTATCATTAAAGGTTGCCGCACCTGCTTCACTTCCATCAATGGTTAAGAATGTCGTGTCTACAGTTCCGTCAGTTCCCTTAAATATGATATCAGTATCATCACCTTGAGCATCTACTGTAATGTTACCAGTAGAAGTTGCAAGAGTAACTGCTGCATCACCTGTTCCAACATCATCTAATAAAATACTTGCACTTGTATAAGTATTAAGTTGAGAAGCATTAATATATTTTGTTGTACCACCATCATCTACTAAAAATTTATCAGTATCTGCTAATGTAATACTAGTTCCATCAGTACCACTATCAATTTGAATAGCACCACCTGCAACTTTATCAGCAGTTGAAATTGTTGCTAATTTTGAATCCGCAATTGCTGCTGAAGAATTTATATCTGCATTAACAATAACATCACTTGCAATAGCACCAACACCACTTGAATTAACTGTAATATCACCGCTTACTTTCGCAAATAAATATGTCGGAAGACGAGATGCCAACATGGATTTTTCTGTACCACCTGCACCATCATCAACAATAAATAAATCAGCATCAGCAAGACCAGCACCCATTTCAGATGCTCCATCTATTTCTAATGCTCCTATATCAACTTTACCTGCTGTAGAAATTGTAGCAAGTTTAGAATCGGCTATTGCCGCACTTGTATTAATATCTGCGTTGACAATAACATCACTTGCAATTGCTGCAACACCTGCATCTGAAATTGTAATATCTCCTGATACTACATAATCTCTCCAAGTTGATGTTCCTGTATCATAAATTAATAAAGCAGCATCACCCGGACTTGTAATATTTGTATCATTTAATTCTGCTAAAGTATCTTCTGTTGCTATTTGTGAATCTACATAAGCTTTAACTGATTGTTGTGTTGGAATAAGAGTTGCTGAATCAGAAGACATATTATCTTCATCAACAAATGCTGTAACTGTTATTGAACCATCTGATAAACTTCCATAAGTAACTGTTCCTGTTGTTGTAATAGCTGATGACCCTGTATCAATAGTTCCAAATCCAGAAGTAATTGAACCAGAATTTAATGCACCAGTAGTAACAATACTAGAACTACCTGCTACAGCACCATAAAGTGAACCTATTGCAGTTCCATTTATTGTAATTGCATCTGCTTCTAAAGTACCATCTATATCTGCATCACCAGAAATATCCAGAGTTGCAGCATCTAATTCACCTGATAAAGTAATATTAGTAGCACCTGTAATAGCACCATCCATTGCAACTGCACCATTAATATCTATTGTAGTTGCCGCTATTTGTATTTCTGTATCAGCTACTAAATCTAATTGTCCATCTGTTGATGAATAAATATATGTTCCAGTATCTTGAAAATTTAATCGTTCTGTACCACCAACATTAATGACATCAGTAAATTTAAATAAATCCTCATCTTCCATCCATGTTAGTACACCACTATTTGTATTGGCACTAAAGGTAACAACAATATCAGTATCATCACCTGTACCAAAACTTATCGCATTACTGTAAAGTGTTGATAAAGGTCCGCCATCTCCGGTTGTTGAACCATCATGCGTATGACCTGATGAGACATGAAATGCCGATAATAGTTGGTCATATTCATTATTCAGTAATGCTGCGGTAATCGTATCACCATCTGAAAATGAACTTTGTCTAGTATATGTTGCCATTGATTATGCTCCTGTATATTCCTTTTTCTTTTTTCATTATTATATTCTTCCTCCGGGGATAAAATCTACATAAAAACCTGAGACAGTATAAGGTGAAGCTGTACCATTACTTCTCATTTTAAAATTACTTGTAAATCCACTTCCTGTCAATGTTGATTTTTGTTGTGGATATAATGTTGCTCCAAAAATCGCTGTTCCAAAAACTGCTGTTCCAAATACTGCTGGGTTTGCTAAAGAACCAATACTTATTTCATCAGGTTGTGGAACATTATTATCTTCAAAATCATATCTACATAAAAGTTTTAAATTATCGTTTGTTCCTTCTGCTCTTATACTTGTCTTGATATAATATAAAGTTTTTCGAACACCTGAATCACCATAATCCATATCTGGTGTCTTATAAATTGCCGAAATTTTAGAACCACCAAAATCATCTCCTGAATCATGTGTATAAACATAACCATCATCTGATGCATGATATAAAACTTCTGAATCATTCTCATCCGTACCAGAATGTATTCTTCGAGCAGGTATTCCTTTTGTTTCACTCCACTCATAAATTGCTGCACCAGTAGAAGAAATTTTAAATGTTCCTATAATTCCTAATTGAAGACTACTTGCTTTAGCTGAGTTATAATAAAATAATCTATATTGACTTTTTTCTCTTATAACTAAACTTGAAAAAGTAATTGTTGATAAATTTGGTAAAACATTATCTCTAAATATTGGTAAAATTTTTCTACTAATAGAACTAAGTTCAATATCATCAATACGAGCTGTACCTGCAATTGTTCTTAAACCATCAGGTGCAAGAAAAATTAAATCACCACCCATTTCCTGAACAGTATTACCATCTAAACATCCTATATTTTTTGTAACAGATGATAATAATGCTGTACTATCTAAATTAGATAATTGATAAATACTATCTTTACAAAAGATAATTAATTTATTACGAAAAGATTTTATTGCTCGTATCTGGTCTCCAACATCAATTGTTCCAGCACTTGAACCAGTAAAATCTTCTGGTATTAATCTTGTACTATAAGCAATAACTTGTGGATTATCAGATTGTCCTGCAACAATTAATCGTTCTCCAAAAATTGTACAAAGTGAAGGGTCGGAAGGAGCTGACCTTGCTTCAATTTCTTTAAAGGCATAAGTATATACTCCAGAGGCAATTGTTATCTTTAATTGTCCAATCTCATTTGTTCCATCCGTAATGAATAGTTCACCATATTGAGCTTCTCCTTCATACAGGGCAAACTGACAATTACTTTGACTTGTTCTTGCTACTGCTGACGCACTTGATAATTGTGCTGCACTAGCTCCATTCTTATAAATAGTTTGACTTGAAGCTGTTACTGCAAAATTTTCATCAACTGTCATTGATGTATTACTTGCTATAGAAAGAACATTATATTCTTCTCCATTAACTCTAATATCATCACCCGCAGAAAATTCTGAACTAAAAACTGTACTTGTTCCTGTTATTGTTGCCGAACCTGACGATACTGCAACTGTTCCTGTCTTAGCAATATAAGTATTTTTATTAACTTGTGACCATGTTATACCATCTGTGCTATAATAAATATGAGAACCTTGACAAGCTACAACACCTTTTGCATATCGAAAAATACCCTCTATATCATCTGCACTACCATTTGGTTGATTACTACCAAATTTTGCAAAGCCATTTATTCTTCGATATCCACCATGAATAGAGGATTCAAAATTCTGTAATTGTGTTGCGACACCGGGAGTTCTAAATAAAGTATGTGTTGTTCCTACCTTATCTAATCCACCTTCGCATATAACTGATACACCTTGTTCTGCCATATTAAACTACTGCTATTCTATCATCTACCATACTATCTGGAAATGGTTCAATTAATTGTTCTCTCATATTTCTTAAACCTTTTTTATATTCTGCATCTGCTAATTGTGCCTGAGAAATATTATCTTTAAACTGATGCATATAATATCTTGCTCTTGCTAAAAGAACTGTTGTATATTGTTGAGGAAATACAACTGTATCTCCTTGACCTGATAATTCTGTTGGTTGATTATAAGCAAAAAAGTAAATAGAATAAACTCCATCTGGAATGGGTGACAATCCAAACTTATCATTCTTTGGACTACGAATTATTCGTTGTGGTATTCCATAATTTTGTGCATCACTTTTATCTGTTGCTTCTGAAATTGCATAATGTTTATTCCAGTATTCAATTGTTACTGGATGTAACTTTCTAATTTCATAAGGTGCAGACTTTCCACTTATACCTTCTTCTGTTAATGTTATATTATTATAATCAACATGAGAATACCAAGTAGTAACATTACTTGTTCCACTTAAAAAATTATACCATCTTGTTCCGGCAACTGTATCAATGGTAGTGTTTCCATAATAATTATTTGCTGGGTCTCCTAGAGCTAAAAAACTCCATGTATCTTCAGCATTACATATATCAAAATATGCTCTGTTAATTTGGTCTTTAACTAATTTTTGTATACCTTTAGCACTACTAGCAAAACTTGCAGAAGTTAATTCAACTTCATTCAGTTCTCTAAGAATTGTATTCGTTAAATCCAGATATGTACGAAATGGAGCTGCCATTATTATTTATCTATTCTATTTTTATTTATTATTAATTAAACTATTTGAATTTCTTGGTCAGCATATAATTTAGTATCACCTTTAGTTCCATTTTCAGATTTATCAACTTCTCTTCTCAAATCTTTTTTATAGTAACTTCTAGGATACTTATCTTTTCCATGGTCCACAGATGCTACATTTTTACCTTCCATTACACTAGGTTGATGTCTAGTAATTACCTCTTCAAAATTTAATCCTTTTTTTATAGTTGCCATATTATTTTCCTTCCTTTTATTTTACTTCCTATATAAGAAAGGAGGCGAACCGAAATTCGCCCCCCTTAGTTAGTTATTAGTCAATTACATAGAACGCTGCTGCAAGAGCATTGTCTCTAAGAACTTGTCTTCCATAAACATGAAGTCCTCTTACAATATCCCCGAAAGTATCGTGGTCTCTAAGAGTTTCAATATTAAGGATTGACTGTGCAGTTGCTGTAGAAGAAATATGACCGCAAATGACTTTACCACTTGCATTTGAGACTGAAGGCATATTATTGGATTTATACATTTTAAATCCTCTAACCATACCTGCTGCTACTAAGCCATTTCTTACACCACCATCACCCTGATTGTAATCAGAAGTCATTAGTTTAGATGACTCACTTGCTAACTCTTCATACCATTGTGGATTAGCTAAGAACCATCTGCCTTCTTCTGGCACATTTTGTTCATCTAGTAATCTTGACAATCTAGCCATTACTGCCAAAGGAGTAATCTCCCCTGAGCCGAAACCGACATCAATTGCATCATTGGCGATATTCAGTCCTGCATTAGCAGTAGCTGAGTCTGCACCAATAACATGGTCTGGACTAGAAGAAGATACACCGCTAAATAAAGCAGTAATAACTTCTGAATCCATTGTATCTTTTAGCGTATAAGCCGCACTTGACGCACCTATTGAAGCCCAATTAACATGTGACATTTTTTCCTCAATATCATCAATAACAAATTTAAATGCATTTGCTTTATCAATAACAAGAGAAAGTTCTTGGTCTCCAAGGTACTGTTTGGATGGAGTAGATGCTCTAGTATAAGCTGCAACAGTTACTGTTGGTTCTTTAATAATTTTGACAGTATCGCCAAAAGCATTAATTTCACCAGCATAATCTGTATTAGTTATCGCTTCAATGACAGATGATTTTCTAAAGAAGTTTTGTATCTTCTTCGAAAATATTTCCGGGACCCAAAATTCATTTGTTTGTCCTGAAGTACTTACATCAAAGTTAGAACTACTACTACCACCACTATTCTGTAATGTTCCCATTACGACCTCCTTGTGTTGTAGTTGTTGTGATTACAGCTCTATCTTTTTTCTTATTTAATAAGTTGGATTACCTGAACTAGCATAAGATTTGCTCGTATCATTAACGATACGACCTTCTCTTTGTGCTTCTTCAATAGCTTTCTCATTCTTAGCAAATTCTGATTGAGACATAGCTGCTATTTGTGAACGAGTCCAAATTTTTTTCGTACCATATCCAATATCTTTACTGCTTCTTACCTGTATCATTTCTGACGCAGGAACAGTATCACCAGATACTTCTGATTTTTGTTTAGACTTGCCGGTATCTTGTTTGAAAAGGTCAATTGCTCGAGATGCTAAATCTGCATCAACAGCATTCCCATATATCCACTTCTTAATATCTTCTGGTTGATTATTAGCCCAATTATGAAAATTATCTGACTCACGAATTTCTTCAAAGTCTGGATGTAGTCTCGCTAATTTAGCTTCAGCTTTTTCCTTGTTAATAGAAGTATTTAATTTCTTAAGACTATTAATCTCTGATTTTAAATCTTCTGTCTCCTTGGATGCTTGAAGATGTGATACTGATTCAACAACACCATAAACATCTGGGTATTCTCTTTTAAAAGCTTCAAGTTGTTCAGTACTCTTTGGAGCTTTATACTTAGGTCTGTTTGACCTAACTTCAGCTAAGAGTTCATCTTCTCTTGCTTTAAAAGAATTAACCCGACCATCATAATGTTTCTTGAGGTCATCATATCTTTTTTTATAATCAACCTTTTTATAAGGTTGGTCTTCTGGTTCTTTTGGTTCATTCGGAGTATCTTCCTTTTCCATTGTATCAACTACAACTTTAGGTCGGTCCTGTTTAACCGCTAGAGTGTTTGCATCAGCAAACGAACTTTCTGCTGCCTTATCCATCTTATCATAATCAAGATAATCCTTTTTCATGTTATATGGATTTGGCTCTTGCTCTTTATTTTCCTGAGAAGTTGCTTTACTTAGTAAAGGGTTCTCATCACTTTTTACCATTTTTAATCACCTTTCTTGTTATTGGGGTTTTGCATTATTGCAAAAGTAGCCGATATAGAGTGCCTAGGTGATGACCCGGGTAGCTCTATATTTTGTACTTATTGACAGACATTAGTCCACCTTTGTACATCATGGGTTGTTCATATTCTATTTGTTGAGAATCTTGAACTGCCATACTGTTATCATACTCATCCTCTGCTGTTTTCATTTGTTTTCTAAGTTTATCTACACCAAGTTGCTTAGTAGCTTTTGCTGTAAAGACAAACTCTCCATCTGATAACATTGCAGGGATATCGTCTGAAGTTCCTGTTCCCGGTCCATCAACTTCACCTTGACCGGTAAATTCTTTTGTAGTTAATTTGACAATAACATCCACTATTCCCGGATGCATTTCAATAACTTCTTCTAATAATGCTTCTTCATCTGAATCTAAAACAGAAGTATCAACTTGTGCAGATACATCCATTTCACCTTCTTCCATAGGAGGAATTGCTTCTTCCATTTGCATATCTAAATTTGTTTCTTGCTCTGGTGTAAGTTCTGGTACTTCCATAGGACCTTCTACTTCTCCACCTTCAGCATAGTGATTTACTTTTAAAATATCTTTTAAAACTTTTACTCCGCCATAGTGTTTAACACCATATTTCTTAACATCATATTTCATGTTTTTTAATTGTAATAATTCATAATCTGTTAAACCACCAGTACTATAAGCTCTGTATTCTGGTTGTTCATAATATTTACTAAATCTAGGGTCAAGTAATGGTTCAGTTGGCATTACTCCACCTGTTGCTGCTTGTCTTACATTTTTTTTATTCATAATTATTTTATTGTACATGTTTTCCCCTATTCGACTTTTAATTTCTTGAGGTGTTTTATTTTCTCTTGACATTAAATGAAAAATATTTAATGCTTGATTATAATTTTTTGTATCTTCATTAACAACATCACCTTGATTATACCTTGCTCTGCTTTTATCAAACAATCTTAAAGGTAATCCTTCTCTTGCTGCTTGAGGTGTATTTACATCATAAGCATTAAGTGTTGGTACTTCATCTGAAGAAGGTGTCAAAAACTTATTCATCTGACCTTTTAATGGTACTGTCGCCATAGTATTAATCCTGTTTGTTTAACTTATTAGTATCGTCAAGCCGGATTAACTGTTCCAGTAAAGTCCACTTCCCCTGATTGCGGTACACCGCCTGTTCCGATTGTGCCATTGCCAATGCCCGAGTTATCTGGTCTTGGTTGTTTTGGAGGTACTGCTTCAGGGACTTCCATAGGGGACTCTGGACTATTTGCTCCACCAGTATCCGGTCCTGTTTGTTGTTGTCTTGCATTCTGTAATCCTATAATTTTCGCATATATTTCTGCTTCATTAGGGTCATTGATAATTGTTTCTGGGTCAAGGTCTAATGTATATGCTAGTTCTTTTACAAGTGCTGGAATCTTAACAAATGGAGCAATTGAAGGATTCTGAACACTTTGTAAGAACATGGTTAATCTTTGAGACCTTACTTCTTTTTGCATAAGTGAAGAAGTACCTGTTGCTTTAATTTCAAGGTCTCCCTCTACTGCTAGGTCTCCTTGATAAAACTGCATGTTCCATTGGAAATATGCTTCGCCTAAAGGTTTTAATAAGAAATCATCTAAATTTTTAACGACAGTTTTTATATTTAAGTTCGCTGCACTAAGTAACATAGACATACCAGAAGCTGTTCTTGTCATACTTTGAACACCTGTTTGTCCATGAGAGTATGATGGTATTCCTGTTGACTCATCTGCCAACTGTCTAAACTTATCAAACATCATCATATTTTCAGTTGATGTGTTTGGAAATTTTAATCCATGAATAGCTTGACCCGGCATACCTGCTTGTCTTCTAAATATTTTGCCCGGATATACATCCATGTTTTGACCTGAAACTAATGCTGACTCATCAACATCAAATACAAGTGAACCTGATAAAGCTAAATTATCAATAGCCATTCTTGCATGACCATTCATAATTTGTTGAGCATCACTCATATTTTCTGGTACACCTATACCAAAGAAACTGTATGGATTCTTCTCATAAGGAAATGCATTGTAGGGTATTCTATAAGGCTTAAATGGATTAATAACCATTCTTAAAATTCTCTTATCTGTTGCCCATGCATTTATTTGTAAGATATCTTCAGTTTCCATACCTTCTGGTACAGGAATCTGAGCATCTTCTAAAACTTTTTTATCTATACAACCCCAATATTCTAATACTTCAAATCTATCATTTTCACTTTTGTAAGCACTATCTTCTTGTCTTATCTCTGCTTCGTAAGTTCTATTACGATAATTAGGACCATCTTTAAGAGTTTCAATAACTTGGTCTTTATCAAAGAAAGGTTTATCAAGTAATTCCATAAGTTGTTTTCTATTAAACTTATGTCTATGAACTACATACTCACACTCTTCTAAATTCTTTGCGTTAGGGTCTGGATAAAAATCCCATGCACTAACAAATTCTAATCTAGGAACTTTAACTGTTTCTGGTTGATAACCTCTTGAACCATCTTCATTTTTAATATATCTATGTAAAGTTTTATTAAAAGTAAAAGGTCCTTTTACAATTCCTGTTCCTAATAAAACAGATTCAAAAATTGAACTTCTTAATTCTTGTGAACCACTAGACTCATCAATTTGGTCATGGATTAACTTTTCCATTCTTCTTGCTAGTTTAGTAGCTGGTTTTATTTGTGCCATCTCTGGCATTGGAGCAGACCCTTCTTGGACTGAATCGTCTCCTAATTCTTTTTTAAGAGAACCTAAAAATTCTTTATCTTCTGATAGACCACCAAAAGTTGCACCCGGAGGTAGCTCTCTACCATCTCCATCAAAACCAACAAGAGATTCTTGTTGTTGTTGTTGTTGTTCCGGTTGACTTGGAACTGTCATACCTCCTTCAATAGAAGGACCTACATTTTGTAAATTTTCTGTAACTGGATTAAGATGAGCATATTCTGCTACACCTTCTGGAACTTTAGTAGCTTCTACTGAAATTGGAAATTTATTAGCAGAAAATAAAACATTTACTATTTGACCATAAGCAGCAAGAACTTTTGTTTTCGTTATCTTAACAAATACTCTTGATTTCTCATGTTCTCTAAAGTGAACATTTTTATAATATTTTCCTCTATAATTATGAAAAGCTTCAAGCCATCTATCTTCATCAGATTGTCTTGCTCGTTCAGAAGCTTGGAACTTCAGGTTTACTAAAGATGCTAATCTATTAGCATTTTGTTCCTGTTGTTCCTGTGCTTTCTTTTCAGAATCGGATTTATTAGTAATATCTACCATATTTAGTTATACCTTTTATTATACATCTACTTGTGGTTTTTGTCAAGTAAATTCTTTTGTTAACCAGTTATATTCTTGTCATTTTTTTAATAACACTTCGAGGATATACATTTCTATCCCCAAACTCTATTTCTCCATTAGATTCATAGTAACTTGCAAATGAATAAACATAATCGAATGTCTTATCAAAAACCCAACACTCAGTATGAATATCAGCACAAGTCATTTTTGAAAATTCATTAATTGTAGCTAGTGTGGAATCTCCAACGATATCTTCCCAAATTATTTTATATTTATAATATTTCTTAGTCCCAACAACTAATGGCTCACTAGGTTTTTTATTCATTCTCTAATCTTTATCTGTATCTTTTTTATCTCCATACATATATTCTTTTTTAGATTGTCTAAAATTTCTTGACTTACTTATATCTATATTATCAGCAGGTTGTCCGCACCATTGTCTAAAATTATCTTCTGCTCCGCCTACATCATTTAATTTAAATATTTTTGGAGCAACAAAAACTTGTTCAATATTTGATTGTTTCTTATATTTAAGCATTTCTTCATATGACATAATTTTATCATACTTCTCATCAGTCTTTTTATTTCTGAATGTATAGGTGGGCATTAAAAATATTTTTTCAATACATTAATAACTTCTTCGTTATCTGATATTTCTTTTACTTCCTTTAAAACAGTTCCTAATAAATCTGCATGGTCACCAACACCTGCAGGATTTTCTAAGAATATATCTATATTAGTTACATGCTTTTTGATATTACCATTAGCATGAGTAATAAGAGCTTCAAGTATTTTTTGTTTCATTTTATTATTTGCTAAAAACATTTTATTTTCTATCCTCACTTCATTCTCATATGACATGTCACTACTATGTTCTTTGTAGCTATCATATGTTTTTTTGTCATTCATCTTAATATCCAAATGTAGGGTCAGATGGAGTAAATCTTTTAATCTCTTTCATCTGACTATAAGCAGAAGGTTTAGATGGTCTTGACATAATTAAATATCTAAGTGCATCATATGCATGGTCTGATGCTTTTGTATCAACATCTTCCGGCTTATTAGGGTCAACAGGAATACTTTGTAATTCTCTTATAAGATTTACACAGTTAGAAAATATTTGTAGTTTTGGTCTTCCTGTTGTTTTATGTTGTTTAAGATATTCATGTATTTGTATCTTTCCTTGAATTCTATTTTTATCTGCAGGTCTTAACTTATGTCCTGCTCGAACCAATGTTTCGCCAACTGTTGGTCCTCCCACGCCAGTCTTATTCCAAGATGAAGTATCTAATACACCTTGAATACTTTTGTGGTCATCCTTTTCATACTCAGTTAACATTTCAGCAAGAGCTTTACCTGTAAGACCTTTTCTATAAAGTTCTCGATAAATAAGTAATGTATCATCATCTGGGTCTATTGTAGCCCAAACACAACATGACTCTGCTGCATATCCATAATCAACTCCCTTGTACTTTGCCCAATGAATAGGAATTTTAAAAGGAGGAATAACATGTATCTCTGAATTAAATTCTACAAATGCCGCACCTTCAGCAACATCCCAATTACCTTCAAGCAATTGTTTTCTTTGTACTGGTGGTAAAGATTCCAACATCTTTTGGTATCTACCATCTTGTGACAAATAAGGATTATCTTCAAGTCTAGCTGGAATAAATTTTCTACTTAATCCATCTGGACCTTTGAATGCTTCGTGAGGAGGAGCAGGGTTAAGATATCTTTTTCTTACCCAATGTCCACCAACTCCACCGGGATTTGCAGTACACCTGATATAAGTTTTTATTTCTGGATTAGTTGTTCTTAATCGTGATTGCAAGTATTGAAGTGGAAACTCTGTTGGATACTGTGTTAATTCATCAATACCTATCCAACTATATGATTGTCCTTGATATCTATAGACATCTGCATCTCTATCAAGGTATCCAAACTCTAATGTAGCACCCGAAGGAAATTTCCATACCTTTTCTACTTCTCTGAATCTAGCACCCGGAAAAGCTTTGACATATAATTCTCTTGATTTATCTATTAATTCTCTTAATTCCGGCATACTTCTTCTTAAAAGTAATGCTCTATGCTCTTTCTTATGCATGAATCTAAGAGGGTCAACAAGCATAGCAAAAGATTTACCACCCCCTGCTGCACCGCCATATAGAACATCTTGTTCACCCGAGGCTAAAAAATCTGTTTGAGGTCCATCATTAGGTTTAAATACTATGGACTCTTTGTTTTCTTTTATAAAGTCTCTTACTTTTTTTGGAGCTTTATCAAATTCTGATTCAGTTAGAACTGTATTCTTAATAGTTGATTGTTGTTCCTTTGGGTCAACTGCTAACTCAACTTTTTTAAGTACACCCTTTTTATCTGCTAAGTTAATTCTAGCTTTAGAAACTTTCTTTTCTAATTTTTTTAATTCTTTTTCTTTATCTCTTAATTCTTTTCTTGCTTGAAGTTTTGCCTTTGTTTCCATTGACAAATGTCTTGGTGCAGAAGAACCTTTAGGTCTACCCGCTTTTCGTTTAGTAGTTACTTCCTCCATACTTTTAATTTATTATTCTTAAAAAAAGTTTGAGTATTTGTAATAAACTCATACCATCCCGTAATAATATATTTTTCTTCCGTTGATGAAGGCACTCCCCTGTGCGTATGCATCCACTCCGCAGGAAATATGGCTGTCTTGCCTATGACGGGAGATACTTTGACTTTCTGATAATAAAATTCAGTCTCCCCCTCATCCTTTACTGTATTTAAATAGGTTACAAAAGTTAAATGTCTATGGGATAAGTTAGAGCGTTCACAATGATAATCATAAAAAGCTTCACTTGGTTTATAATGTTGAATCCTTATTGGTTCACTTAGTTGAAATTTGTATCCCGGTTGCAAACAAAAAGGATATTCCTCTATGTATTTGCCGGTACATTTTTCCAGTTCATTAATGTATTCTTTGATAACGGGAATAGTCTTCCATTCATCTTTCATCAGAACAACATCCGTTGAACTTTTTATGGATGCATCAACTCTACCGCCACCTATCTGACCTTCACTTCTAGTGGCATCATCACCATGAAAAAAATCTATGAGCTTTGTACATATACTCTCCGGTACATGATACTCCCCTATAAAATTAGGAATCATTCTCTTCTATCCAATATACCCTTTGTTCTTTCCTTATCCACTATTTTTTTTAAACCAACGAAAGATAATTTTCGCCCAGTCTTATGCTCAAGTTGTTCAGATGCACCTCGAAGAGATAAAGAACCATTTAGAATATGTTGCTTAGTTTCTTTTAAAGCATCTAACTCTGATTCTATAGGTTCTAAGAAACCCTTTTCATCTGACTCCTTATATCCAAAAGGTATTGTGGAGGTTGTTCTTTTTTTTAACATAATTTTTTTTATACCCCAGTACTAGGTACAAACTTTTTAGCATCTACTTCTAAACATCTAGCATCTATATGAACATCTTTAAAACCTGCAATTTCGGCTTCCATGGTCATCTTTAGTATTTGACTCTGCTTATTATTTTCACACTCTGCCATAGAAAGAAAGTACATACCCTTATAAAAATATTGTGGGTTATTTGTACTGCTTAAGAACATTAATAAAAATATTACTTTAGTCATCTTTTACCTCTGCATACTCTGCATCTATAGTAGTTTCCTTTTTATCTGGAAGAATAAAGATTCCACCTTGATGATTATGACTAACACTTATGTGTTCTCGTTTTGCAACACCAACTCTATCTAGTAATGTTTGTGCTGCTTGTAATTTTGCATTGACTTGAGGAATAGGTGCATCACTTTCCAACACCTCAACTAATTTAGCTGCCGCCTTTGGAGCTGAATGGGCTAATATCGTATTAGCTGTGTCAATAATCTCCTGTCGGAGACTTTTAACAACAGCATAATAACTAGTATCCTCGTAACCTGCGACCTTTAGTGCATGTTTAAGGTCACCTTTAGATTCAGAACCTAGAGTATCTAGGAATTTCTGCTGTTTATCGGTTAATTCTCTTTTTTGATTTTGATTTTGTGTTTGTAAAAAACTCATAAATCCTATTATACACCTCTAGTTAACATCTGTCAAGCTTTTTTTTATCCTTGACAAATCCGCAGAGGGGTGTATAATATATATAGATATACCCCGGGCTATAACACCCCTATATCACTTATTTATATATTTAGATTGCTCAACCCTGCCAAAATTGGTGGGGTTTTTTTATGCCTGTAACGCACCCCGAACTAGTTAACACCTAAATCTATTAATTTTGTATGAGTATTATATTAATACCCACCCGACCCCCTATGGCACTTGCCCTATGGTCGACACAATTGCCTTATTTGCCTTATTTAGATTTTAAAAATACTTATCCATTATATGATATATGTCAATAGCATAAATTTTTTAAAAAGTCAACTAAAAAATTTTAAATAAATATGTCATATTGTCGCATCTAACTAGTTAACATTTAATATATAAAGCATTTATATATATAATATATTTCATTCACTTTTAAAAACTCAATTACTTAATAAAATCAATGTAAATAATAATTTATAAAATAAATTTTAAAATAACTATTGACAATTAAAAATTTATAGTATTTTATATAAATAATTTAAAAATATAAATTAAACAAAGGATATATATATATGATTAAATTAATAAAGTTGAGTAAGATAAAAAATAAAAACTTTACTAATGAGACTTTTTGTAGAGATTTTATTAATAAACTAACTAAAAAAGCAAACCAATTTAATTATGCTATATTTTATAAAATTAGTAATAATCGTAAAAATATAGAATATAATCTAATTGAAAAAACAACTTATACGCTATAAATTAAAATAAGTCTAAAAAGCCCGATTTCAACTAATACTTGTTTTCGGGCTTTTTTTATATCCTAAAAATAAAAATTAAAATAATTTAAAATATTACTTGACTTATAAAAAAAACCTGCTATTCTAGTTTTATTATGAGACTAGAAAAAAATAAAAGATTGAAATTAAAAGCAAGAAAAAACTTAATTTCAAGAAATTTATATTTTCCTCGAAGTTCTTTATATAATGGAATAGGCGTTTCATTTTTTGGCGGGATGTCAAGAAAATCTGCATTTTTACATATTAAAGAAATTCAAGAAAATAATATAATAAAAAGACTTGACAAAGTTTTTAAAGTATGTTAGAGTATTTTTATTGAGTAAATAAAAAAAAGACTTTTTATAATACCAACTGACAATGGTTTAAAAGCATAGGTGGAAGACCAATCTACAACTAAATGTAGAATAAGATGAGATAGTAGTCTTTAAAATTGGCATTGCATATATTTATAATTTAAAAAATTATATAAGTCGCTTGAGCCAAATCCACCTAAAAAAATAAACAAAAAAAAGGTGGTTTATATTATGAGTGGTAAGTTAAATCTACCATATAAAAAACCTATCCGATTAATGTTTAAAACTGGCAACCCAAAAACTGACAAAAATCAGTCTATAAGTGGGCTAGAGAATATTGTAATATTACATTTAAATCTTGCTCCAAGTGATTTAAGCGGTTATAATGTGTGTCCAATGGCAAGTCTAGGTTGTAAAAAAGCTTGTCTTCATACTGCGGGAAATCCAGTTTTTCAAGCCCAAAAAGATAAGGGTAGAATTAATCGGGCTAGATTTTATATGCAAGATAGACCTAATTTTATGAGACAACTAGTACGAGAACTAGAAAATTTTGTAAAATGGTGTAAGAAAAATAATAAAATTGGTGTTGTTAGATTAAATACAACTTCCGATATTTCATGGGAGATTTTTGAAATATTTGAGAAGTTTCCAACACTACAATTTTATGACTATACAAAGATACAAAAACGAGCAATGAAATTCGCAAGAGGTGAATATCCTCCGAATTATCACTTGACTTATAGTCTAAATGAAGACAATTATAACAAGGCTATAAAAGTACTAAAAAATGGCGGAAATGTGGCGGTGGTATTTCGTAAAGATTTACCAAAAACTTTTAGCGGGTATAAAGTTATAAATGGTGATGAACACGACTTGCGATATTTAGATAAAAAAAATGTAGTAGTAGGATTAAAAGCAAAGGGCAAAGCCAAAAAAGATGAGAGTGGATTTGTAATGGAGTAAAAAAATGACAATAAGAAGTAAGCATAATAATTTATTAAATTATTTTTTATATGATAACAAAGATTTATCAAAAGAATATATAAAAAAATGTAAGAAATTTTTTAAAGAAATAGAACAAAAGGAGGGTATTAAATTTAAAGGAAAATTTAAACCAGAATAAATAAAAAATTAAAAATGAAAGGAGGTTAAAAATGAAACTAGATAAAATCTTTGAAGTACAATCTGTACTAGATGAGAGAAAAACACCTTGCGATATTCCAGAAATTTTAGAACAAGAATATTGGTCTAAATCTAAAAAAGAATATGTAAGAATAGGTGACATGGATATAACTCATTTTGTTAGAGTTTATAGTAAATATACATTAAGCAATGTTGATTTACTTGATGAAATAAATGAGATTAAAAATAAAGTAGATAAGATAGAAGAAAAAATATAAAAAGAATTCTTGACAAAAAGTTAAGGATGAAGTACAATTAAACAAATAACTAATGGAGGTTTAATGTTTAATAAATTAATAAACAAAGTAAAGGTTTATGCTTTTCACTTTTGGAATTTCCAAATGAGAGGTATCAAACCAACTCGTTATAGAAAAAATGAGGTGGTTAATAATGGATATTTTATTAACCTAACTACTGGAGGAAATTGTGGTGAAAATTTCATCAGAATTTCTAAAGGTAAAAAGAACTGGTACTACCCAAACTATTTTAGAAGAGGTAAAATCAGAAATAATACTTATATA